TTAATCCCCCGTGGACACTGCGTGGACACTTACGCCACCTTTCAGCGGATTAAGGGCCACCGCATCCTGCAGGTAATCCGGTGCAAAATGCGCATATGCCATTGTTTGCTGAATGGTTGCGTGGCCAAGAATCTTCTGAAGCGCAATAATGTTTCCTCCGTTCATCACAAAATGGCTGGCGAACGTATGCCGCAGCACATGTGCAGCCTGGCCTTTTGGTAAATCGGGCTTAACTCTTTTCAGCGCCAAGCAGAATTCCCGGTACTTCACCTCAAACAAGCCGCCTGTTTCTCTGGTTTTGATCGCCTCACAAACTGCCTGCGAAATTGGCACTGTTCTCTTTCGGCCATTTTTGGTTTCAAGAAACGTTACACGGTTATGAACTATCTGTTCACCACGAAGCTTACAAGCTTCACTCCAGCGCGCCCCTGTGCTTAAACACAAAAGCGCAACACGCCAGTAGTCGCCCTCCAATGTATCGAGCAATAGCGCTACTTCCTTCCGGGACAGGAAAGCCATTTCTCGCGGGGATACATAAAGAATAGAAATCCCCCTTACCGGATGCTCTGCATCCCAGAGGCCTATTTTCTTCAGTACGGTAAACATTCCGGATAACCGATTCATATATCTGTTAGCAGATGACGGTTTCAATCCATCAGCTATCTTTTGAGAACGCCACGCGATAATTTTCAGCTTATCAAGATCCACAGCCTGCATATCAGCGCCAAGCTCATTGATTATGTTGCGCAGTTGTTTTCGGTCTTCTTCCGCCTTACGCCTGTGCTGGCCGTGATACATCCACCACAACTCAAGCAAATCATTTAGCGTTCGACGATCACGGTAGCCCTGTATATATTCCCGCTTTTCAGCGTTCGCCATGATGTAGCGTTCAGTGGCCACCGCTACCGATTTTTTGTCAAATACCTTACGCACGCGCTTTCCCTTGCGTCCGTTCGGCCTGATGTCCAGCAAATAACGACCATCTTCGAGCTTCTTAATCGACATCGCGAAGCCCTCCAATGAACCGCTCTACAATTTCTCCAGCCTCTTTCCAGCAATAATCAGACCAGACAAAAAGCAGGTCTAACCAGTTTTCTGGCCTCAGCGGGGTAATTTTTGTTTTGTTTCGGTTGAACTCTGATCGCCCTCCAAACTGGAGAAGCCATCAAGAGAGAGAGCCGGAGAAATTTGCCCAACCTCCGGCATCGTTTCATCTGTTGATAACCAATAAGCATACTTCTTAAATTTTGGGTGTTTCGTAACCTTAAGTAAGGCCCCCTCTGTTACTTGCTTCCCCCTCACCTCATAGTTAGTTACCGTCCATAAGGCAGCCCAACACAATCCGCAAACTCCTGGCGGGTCATACCTTCTGCTTCACGAATCAGGCGAAATTTTTCACCCATGCTTGACAAAGATGCCATATCGGGCATATCCTCCATTACAAACATGCCACATCGGGCACTCACACATAAAAAAGCTCAAATAAGCCTATATAAGCCATTTTGAGCCATTCGAACGAATTAAGGAGATTACCACAATGAGCGAATCAGAGCTTGAGGGGTTCATTCAGGTAGCACCATATCCACTTGAAGCGGTGCCATATCAACTATTCGCCAAGATGATTGGCCGCAAAGAATCAACCGTCAGAACCATGATTGACGCTGCAAAGCTACCAACGATTGACTTTGTAAAACCAGGTTCAGCAAAGACGCGAGCATCAGAAAACTGGGTATATCTGCCAGCATTTAACGCAGGTATGCGCAAAGCGTTTTTTGATCAGCCGAAAGAGCGCCGCGACGCATGGTTGCTCTGGCTGGGTCTTTGACGAGGATTTTTATGAGACAACAACGTAATTCACGCTTCCGCAACGGCGCAGAACGCCATGCTAACCGTTTCGCTACCAGTGCATCACGTAGCAACTCTCGCTACAGCCTGAGCGAAACACACGCAACGCCGGATGGCTACCCCGTAAAACAAATCGGCGAGCATACCTGGCTGATTGAGAAAGCCGGAATCGCGGTCCACAAATGCCCGCGAAATCCGTTTACCGGAAACCGCATTTTTGCGCTGAGCAGCGGAGACAATCAGTTCGGACAGGATTTCACATTGTACGAAGCACTACGCACGGTTGATCGCCTGCTGCGTGGACAGAGTTTTATTAAACAGGCTGATTTATAACAGGTGCTTTATGACTAAAGAACATACTCAGGGTGTATTTATCCGCTTTATTGATTTTCGCGGTGAACTGTTATTACGCGCATCCGCTATTGATGGAGTGGCTCCGGCGGGGAGAAACGGAACCGCTGAAGCCACTTACGTTTATCTGAACGGCACTCGACTGCTTGTGGAACTTCCGTACCAGAGCGTACGAGAAATCATTAGCGAAGCTGAAAAGGCACGTCAGGTTAATGGCGATAAACCCTATATCGAAATTATTTGTATGGATTCAGAAGCAGAAATCCAGAAGGCAGATTAAAGGGCGTGCGATGGACAAAGAATATAAAGCTCTCGTCAATAAAGCACTTGAGCGTTTTCATTTTCGCTTAAACACATCAGGGCTTCACGCCGAACACGCAGCCCATGATTCATTAGCAAGGGCAATCAGAAGCCTTTATGACGTGGCCTTTTACGCTGACGATTTGGATGCAATTAACGAACTTTCCGAACTCGTCTGCGCTGCAGAATGCGGGGATCGCATTGAACCATATAAACTGGGGAATATCGCATGAGTATATTTATGTCATGGATTGTTCTGATTATTTCGGTGGCCTGCGCAATCGGGATTATGCGAATTATTCATTCAGTGAAAAAGATTGAGCGTTTTTTCTCTGACGAATAACAGCACAAATAAAACACCAGATTAAATAAGAAAACGTGAAAACCATCCGAATTAGCGGAGGCATTCACACACGTAAATAATGGAGATACAAAAATGAACGCAAAAGAAAAAGGCATTGTAACTGTGCTAAAAAATATATCGAAGACCGCAAACAAAGCCATTCAGGATGCAACAAATGCAGGAATGATTGGGCCTGCCACCACAGCCATGATGATAGCAAGGGTAACCGCCGAAGCAGCCGAAATTATCGAAAAACAGGATGCTGAACTAACGGTTCTCAGAACACAACCAGTCACCGGACTGGATTTGTCTAACACCGGACGCCTTATTTACACAATTGGCTCGGAGCCACAGCAATACACCATTATCGCCGGATTACAGGATAAATACTTGATCACTCCTCACCCCATAAGGGAATCAGAAATTCTGACAAATCTCCGCCTGATAGAGCGCTCTCAAGTCGCATTCATTGATGGCGCGCAACGTGCCGTATTTAACGCATAGGGCTATTGGGCAAAGAGAGCGTAATGGCAATTAAGCATTTTCCCGTCGTTCGCTTTACCTCCAGAGGACGCGAATACGAGGTCGACGAACGCCTGATTACCACTATCGACAAACACCGTTCAGAAAAGGATGCACATCACATCTATCTCACTGACGGCACTTACTTCTGCGCCACGAATGTGGTGCGGGTGAACCTTATCCGACAGGCACAGGAGTCACGCAGATGACCATTCTGGACTACATCGCTGCCAATCCGGGTTGTAGCAGTGGAGAAATCGCCGCAGCACTGAATACCCCAACCACAGCCATTAATGCGGAGTTACGCCGACTCTGGCGCGACGGCTTAGTCATCAGAGAAGAACGCAAAACAGGCGGTCGGTTCTCTTACCAGGTAAACCCGATGCCGTTCGGGTGTGGCAACCCACTTACTCACATGTTTAACCAGCTACTGAAGGAAGCCAGAGCATGAGCACCATCAACCACCAGGAACTACGCGAACTGGCGACTGACCTGCAACGAATGGCAACGCATCAAAAATTACTGGCATTTCGCGCAATGCTCTCGCCGTCTGCTGTGCTGGCACTGCTGGATGAGCTGGAGCACGCCAGAACCATGGCTCCAGCCATTCGCCTGACGCTCCATCATGAAATCGCTGATTTCTGCGCGACGTTGGAGGCGCCGGGCGAACCGGAAACGCCGGAAGCAACACAGCAAGAGCTGCTGCAACGCATTGACAAGGTTTTTGATTTTTTTCTGAACCAGTAAGAAACCAGAACATGCACACACAAAAAAACCGCTTGCCATGCCTCAATCGGTCAGGTTACATTTCCGCCGCACCTCATAAAACGGGTGCCGGGATTTCCACCCCGCTGACAACTACAGCGCACAACCGCGCCAGCGGTTTTTTTGTGCGTACTGTATCGCCACGTCTTTTTCGCACACGAATTATGGTGGGGCGTACGGGGCCGACTTCGGTCGGGCCGGGTTCTGTAGTTGCCGGTTGTGGAAACCCTGTACGTCTCACCACCCCGAGTTTTCCACCTCTGGATGGTGAGTTTTCAAAACTTGCAACTACAGAGGCCACACCATGGCAAACCGCAAACAGCACCGCGCTATCGCGGAGCGTCGTCACATCCAGACTGAAATCAACCGCAGACTTTTCCGCGCATCACGCGTCGCGCAAATCATGCACATCAATATGCTGCATGAGCGCAGCCACGCACTATCAAACATCTATTCCGCCGCTGTTTTCAGCTATCTGGCGGATGATCTGCACGAGCTTCAACAGCTCATCCAGCAGCAAAACAAACTCCATTAATTCCTGTTCCGGGCCTTTCCTGCACCTTGCGGCGGGAGGCCTTCGCACATCTGTAACCAGAGGATTGCCGCAATGATTCTCGCCAACGACTTTCTTGAATACCTGCTCAACACAGAGCGTGATCTTGCCGTTCGCGTGCGTGAACGTTATGACATGTACCTGAAATCCCTGCCTGTACCGCAGCTCGCTGACGGAAAGATTGTTATTGATGGTCGCTACATGATTGACAGCCACGAGGGAAATTACAGGCTTTACCGCATTGAAGGTGGCACCCCGTACGTTATTGGCATTTACCAGCGCCCATCCTCTGCAATCGTCGATGTGATTGCCGACAGCATCCGCATCACACATCGCCATGCCGACACAGAAGACACCGTGCTGGAAATTCAGCGGCTGGCTACAGTCTGCCGCGACACCCTGAATGGCATGACGAAGTAAATCACTATGACGGCAGAGTACATCAGGGACTGGCAACAACCGCGCCACGCAGTGGGGCGTGAAGGAACGGGGATCCCCGCTCCTGAATCCGCGCTTTCCTCCTGGCTGGATGCTTACCGGGCAGAGAACGAGCGCCGCCAGGAAATGGCTGATGCGGCGTTCTCCGCCACGCCGCTGGGCAACCTGATTAATAAAAGCCTGGACGCACAGGAAAAACAGGACAAAACCATCACACTGGCAGGAGACGCCAGAAAACAGGCACGCGGCGCGGTGGATGAAGCCATGGCCTCGCTGCGCCTGCTGCCGTCCTATCTGCGCGATCCGCTTATTCGCCACCTCTCCTTCCTGCGCAAAAAACAGGAAGCCGATCGCCAGAAAGGCAAAAAGAGCTGGCAGGCTGAACGCTACGCGCGCGGAACCCTGCGCAAAATATTCGAACGTCTGGACCGCACCGACCACCGCTGGCTGACACGGGGTTATCGCGCCCTTGCCGGACGCGAACGCCTGGACGATTTGCTTTACCTGCCGCAGCTCAACAAGCACCAGATACAGACGCTGGCCACCATGACGGCGGCGATGTTCAGCAGCACATTCGAAACACTCTGTGATGGCCTTGGTGCCAGAGATGGCGAGCTGACCATGGAGGTGACGCTGAAGGCATATCAGATGCTGGCCCGCATGGCGTTACATCTGCACACCATACCGCCGCATTATGACGCACTGACAACAGACAAAGACCGGAGGAACGAACCGGACACGGAGCTGCTGCCGGGCGCAATCCTTCGCCTGACCTGTGCGGACTGGTGGAAACGCAAACTGTGGCTGTTACGTTGCGAGTGGAGAGAAGAACAACTCCGCGCCGCCTGTCTGGTTTCCAGAAAAACATCGCCTTATCTGAGCCAGGACGCGTTAAGCGAGTTTCGCGCACAGCGCGAGAAAACACGCGATTTCCTGAAAAGTTTCATGCTGGAAAATGAAGACGGGTTCACGATTGATCTCGAGACAGTGTATTACGCGGGAGTAAGTAACCCGGTTCACCGTAAGGCAGAAATGATGGCCACCATGAAAGGGCGGAACTTATAGCCGAATCCCGTGGCGACAAAGCGGTGTTTCTGACTGTCACCTGCCCGTCAAAATACCACGCAACAACGGAGAACGGTCATCCGAACCCCAAATGGAACGGGGCTACCATGCGCGATTCCAGTGATTATCTGGTTAACACTTTTTTTAAAGCCGTTCGTAACAGACTGGACCGCAAGGGCCTGCGCTGGTATGGCATCCGCACGGTGGAGCCTCACCATGACGGCACCGTGCACTGGCATATGATGGTCTTTGCCCATCCGGAAGAAATCGACAGCATCGTGACCATCGCCCGCGATATTGCCATTCGTGAAGACCGCCACGAGCTGGGCGATGACATAACTCCGCGCTTTAAGGCGGAGTACGTCGACGGTTCGAAAGGTACGCCGACCAGCTATATCGCCACCTACATCGGAAAGAACCTGGACAGCCACGCCGTGGATGGCATTGACCCGAAAACAGGCAAACCGCGCATCGACGACGAATCAGGAAAGACGATGGCAGAAAGCGTGGAACGCGCCATCGGCTGGGCGCGCCTTCACCGGGTCCGCCAGTTCCAGTTCTTTGGCATCCCCTCCCGTCAGGTATGGCGTGAACTGCGCCGCCTTGCCAGCCAGATGGCACGCAACCCGGAAGGCCCGCAACGGCTGAAGGATGACGCAATGGATGCGGTTCTTGCTGCCGCTGATGCCGGGTGTTTTGCCACCTACATAGAGAAACAGGGCGGCGTACTTGTTCCACGTAAGGACTACCTGATTCGCACCGCCTACGACCTCGCAGATGAGCTGAACGATTACGGCGAACAGAGCGTACAGATTTACGGGATCTGGTCGCCACTCATCGGGGAATCCTCCCGTGTGTGCACGCATCCGGACAACTGGAAGCTGGTAAGACGTAAACCGGAAGCGGAAGACAGCGCCCGCGAAAATGGTTTTGACCTTCAGGGCGGCCCTGCCGCCCCTTGGACTCGTGGCAATAACTGTCCCCGTGTACAGGAAACGAACAACAACGGGACAGAACAGCCGGAAGAACGGCCAGCACTGTGGCCGCAGCTCCCTGACGGCGTTGAAGTGAATGAATGGATGCGCTCACTGAAACGGCACGAACGCCGGGCGCTGATGCGTTCGCTGCGTGACAAACAGGCAAAAAACAGCAGTGCTGAAATGCAGAACTGGACACAGAGCCGCAAACAGCCACAGCCTTTGCCTGATAACCACGAGTTACTCGCTAAAGAATGGCGGGAGTCTGCTGAATCCCTTGGCCTGCATATCGGTGAACAGCAGATGCAGCACCTGTTACGGGGCGGCAGTCTGTACGTTGACGGCAGCATCATTGCACCGCAGGGATTTGAAATTGTACGCAAACCGGATACCCGCCCGGACAGCCGAATCGCGCAGCTCTGGCAGCGCCTGAGCCGTAATCACGGCGTAAGCAGCACGGAGATCCGCCATAACCCGGTCGCCAGCTATCTGGAACAGCTGGGGCATCAGACCCCGAAGCCGCTGCACGCCTGGCATCCACACTTCAGCAGGACCAGAACACCATGAAAACCCCCGTTACCGTGCTTTCTGACATGCTGCGCGCCATCCGTGACGCAGAGCACGCACAGAGAATCAGTGAAACCGCTGAACGCGCCCGCCGCAAAGCAGGCCTGCTGCGGGGTGGCCTGACCAGCGGAAACAAAAAACAGACAGAAACGGGATTCACAAAACCCGTGAATGAGCAAAAAACGCGCCGCGATATATGAAGCGCGCATAAAACAGGCAAAAACGGGATTTGAAAACCCCGTAAACGATTAATTAATCAACATAAGGAAAAGCGACATGAAAATTTGTATCGACGACGGCTCCACCAACATCAAGCTGGCATGGACTGAGAACGGCGAACGCCGCAACGCCATCAGCCCGAACAGCTTCAAGTCGGAATGGTCTGCGCCGTTCGGTGGCTCGCAGCCTGCGAACTACATGCTTGATGGCGTGCGCTATGGTTTTGATCCGGTCAGCGATCGCTTTGTCCAGACGACCGACACGCAATACCAGTACAGCGATGTGAATGTAATCGCCATTCACCACGCGCTGGTCAAATCAGGCATCACACCACAGGAGGTGGATGTGGTTGTCACCCTGCCACTGAGCGAATATTTCGACACAAACGCACAGCCGGACATGGCCAACATCAACCGCAAAAAAGCGAACGTTATGCGCCCGGTGGAGTACCAGAACGGTGAGGCATTCACTATCCGTAACGTGCGGGTTATGCCTGAATCCATTCCGGCTGGCTTTAAAGCACTGGCTGACATGAGTCCGTTTGAATCCCTGCTGATTGTGGATTTAGGCGGAACCACGCTGGATGTGGCAAAGGTTCAGGGACAACTGGCAGGTATCAGCCAGGTGTTTTGCGATCCACACGTAGGCGTTTCTCTGATAGCCGATGCCGTACTGTCGGTGATGGCCACTAACGGTATGCGTACCAGTCACCATATCGCCAATACCATTATCGAACATCGCCGCGATGAAGCCTGGCTGCGCCAGCACATCCACAATGACGCGCATTACGCCAGCCTGATGACGGTTATTCGTGAAAAGGAAGAAACACTGAAACAACGCGTGATCCGCGCGCTGGCGGGTTTTTCGGGTTACGGGCGGGTGATGGTTGTCGGTGGCGGGGCGGAGATTGTGGCACCCGCTATCCGCGAAGCCTGCGGAGTTAATGCGACTTTCATCGCGGACGGGGTGCCACAGTTTGCTCTGGTTAATGGGCTGTACGCAATGGACAAGGAGTAAACCAATGACGACACCAACCAGACGGATAAGTTTCTATCTGAAGCCCGCCGCCGTCAAGAACGAAGGCGAAGCATGCGCTTGGCTGGACAGCCTTACACCAGAAGCCCGCAAAAGCGGCCAACGCGTGGCTTTTCTGGCCGGGCTGGCGCTTCTGAAAATGAATCCAGCAGAGGCTTACCGACTGGCTGCATGGGCTGACGATGAGGCGTTATCGGTGACACAAACCAGGACAGAACGCCCCGTGCCACAGCCAGTACCAACCGCACAGATAACCAGTCAGATAGCAGGGAATATCCGGGCATTATTTCCTGAATGACGAATTTGACGGCTTTTAATTTTATCGGGGTGCACTGTCGCCCCGCACGAGGAAAACACGATGAAAAAATACGAATACATGCTAATGAAAGAAGCACTGCGGGCTGGTCTGGCTCCCTGTCCTGTATCCGTAGAAGCTGTTGTTGGGAACACGATTTTCCGAACGCTGCGAAATCGCGTATCCGTGAAGATGGTTCACCAACCACCCAAATCTACCAGCATGATCTATCTGAGGTAGCCTGAGTTTAACGGACACTCCTTCCTGAAATAGAATGGCATCAGAAGGAGCTAATAATGAGCAGAAAAACCCAACGTTACTCTAAAGAGTTCAAAGCCGAAGCTGTCAGAACGGTTCTTGAAAATCAACTTTCGATCAGTGAAGGCGCTTCCCGATTATCCCTTCCTGAAGGCACTTTAGGACAATGGGTTACCGCCGCCAGAAAAGGGCTCGGTACTCCTGGTTCCCGCACGGTGGCTGAACTGGAATCTGAAATTCTGCAACTGCGTAAGGCGTTAAATGAAGCTCGCCTTGAGCGAGATATATTAAAAAAAGCAACAGCGTATTTTGCACAGGAGTCGCTGAAAAATACGCGTTAATCGAACAATGGCGACAACAATTTCCCATTGAAGCGATGTGTCAGGTATTTGGTGTATCCAGGAGCGGTTATTACAACTGGGTACAGCATGAACCCTCAGACAGAAAACAAAGTGATGAGCGGCTAAAACTGGAGATTAAGGTGGCACATATCCGCACTCGCGAAACATATGGAACCCGGCGGCTCCAGACGGAGCTGGCAGAGAATGGCATCATCGTTGGTCGTGACCGACTGGCACGTCTTCGTAAGGAGCTAAGGCTACGCTGTAAGCAGAAACGCAAGTTCAGAGCGACTACGAACCCGAACCACAATCTGCCAGTTGCGCCAAATCTGCTGAACCAGACGTTCGCTCCTACAGCACCAAATCAGGTCTGGGTGGCGGACCTGACGTATGTTGCCACACAGGAGGGATGGTTGTACCTCGCTGGCATCAAAGATGTTTATACGTGCGAAATTGTCGGCTACGCCATGGGAGAGCGCATGACAAAAGAGCTGACAGGTAAAGCCCTGTTTATGGCGCTCAGGAGCCAGCGCCCACCTGCCGGGCTAATCCACCACTCCGATCGAGGTTCACAGTACTGCGCATACGATTACCGGGTCATACAGGAGCAGTCTGGTCTGAAAACATCAATGTCGCGTAAAGGTAACTGTTACGACAACGCTCCGATGGAAAGCTTCTGGGGAACGCTGAAAAATGAGAGCCTGAGCCACTATCGTTTTAAGAGCCGGAATGAGGCCATCTCAGTAATACGGGAATACATTGAGATTTTCTACAATCGTCAGCGTCGTCACTCTCGTCTGGGAATATCTCCCCGGCAGCCTTCAGGGAAAAATATCATCAGATGGCTGCTTAAAAAAAGAACAAATGGTAGTGTCCGCTATTGCCAGTACACCTCAATCTGCCGCTGCCCGAGGCTATCAAACTTATGCGTTCGCTGAAATTTGCGATTTGGATGCAGACACAAATCAACAAAGCGGTGCAAAACACCTTCGTTAAGAGACTAATACCGGAGCTTGCTGCCAGATGTGCAAAATGTACCAGACCCGCACTTCAATTTGATCTGTCATTGATTCAACAAGCTACGGAGGCAGAACTGTACCGCCTGTCACCTATCCGTGATGCTCACACGGAAGCATCAGAAATGTTCCGGCTCATGTTTCAATTTAATTTTGCCGTTCGACGCACACGCGTTCAGGTCAATCGCATGATGCAGGAGCAGGAAGAGTTAACACAGTACAAAGGGGGCAGCCAGTGAGTAATTCAGCACGACTACAGCTTGGTTTTTCACCGCTATCAAAAACCATCGTATTGGCAAAAATGCGTGACTTAGGAGACGGAACAAAACGCCGCGTAGGAAATGATCGCGGTCGCGATGTAACCAACGAGGCCGCTCAACTCGTTTGGCATCTAGTCATGGCAGAAGGCGGTGAAATTAATTGGGAGCTGGATGATGGTTCTCGTATGATTTTGAGGGCCGAGAAGAGTAAATAGCTCAAGGGGGATTAATGCTAAATGATGATGAAGAAGAGCTGCTTATGCAGGAATGGTCGCTCGGTGATTATGATAATGGTGAAAATGGGTGCCCGCATTGTGGCCGTTATCGTTTATGTATCTGCCAGAATGGAAAACACAGATGTGAAAAGTGCAATTGGTCTCCGGAACTTAATGACTACGTGCCGATCGAGTGGTAGAGGTAAGTCACACTAGGTGTTTTTTAGTTGATTTTATAAATGCACAATAGTGCACAAATTTGCACAATTTTTTTGAACGACTTTTTGCCCTTCCGGCCCGCGTGGCGGCTGGATCCGTCAAGGATCCGTGCGTGCACAAAAAAACGCGTTTTTTCTGCGCGCAGGTGACGGGGGAACAGCCCGCGTTTCAGGGGTAAATAGCATCCCCTGAACGATGTCGCAGCGACACAACAGAATGGCTGTATTTCTCACGCTGAGCGTGAAAAAGACGTGAGGGCTTTTGATTTGATGGGTGGAAGATAAGGCCGTCAAAATCGCACTGAGGCGGCGAGAACATGCAGTCAGCGCAGTGGGATTGCGTAAGAGTCTGACTGTCGATGATGGCAATCAGCAGGAAAGCGTCGTGAAATTATCTGACTGATACAGGAGCTGGAGAGTCGGGGCATAAATTTTTTATGCCCCGGCGAAGCAGCAGACAAGCGAAGCGCGTCAGGATGTGGGCTGGGTGTCTAACAGTGCGTAAGGGTTAAAGCGGATCACCTCTTCGCCAAGCCAGTCATTGATGTGCTTCATGGCCTCCATGACGGGCATCAGCTCGTTAATTGCGTAAACCCGCGCGGCCTTCTCCACATCACCAAACGCACTTTTTTCGCCCGGCATCGCCCCCATCAGTTGCGGCGGAACGCGGTGCGCAGCCAGCACATCATCACGGGATGCCGCCTTAACATTCATGAACTCATCCTTTGCGGTGATCTGCTGGAACGGCAAAATTTGCACCCTTTCTTTGCCCCCGTTGGGCGCATGAATGAGCACGTTTTTAAACGCACCACCACCACGTGCCCCCTGTAGCGTTTCTTTCAGGGAGTCCATGCTTTCGCGGTTTACCTGCGCTGCACCGATGTAGATGATGCACCCGGCGTGGGATCCGTTGTCGTAGTACAGTTTTCTGAACATGTCCGCCGAATGAGAAAGGCTGGCCGAGAGTAATGCGCCAAGATATTCCGGCATGCCGTAGATTTCCTGGTTAATATCCGGATTCATCAGGTGGCACACTTTGCCAGGACGAAACTGAAACGCATCCTTGCCATCCTGCACATACCACCATGATTCAAGATCGCTTCCGCGTCGCATGTATTTCGCCAGGGCGTGCCGTAATTTAAGCGGTTCGCCGAGCATATTGCTCCGAAGCTCAAGGAATGCGTTACCGAACACAAACCAGTCCAGCGCCAGCGCCGAGAAATCCTGCCGGGAAAGCAGCGGGTGCGGAATATAGCAGCCGAGCAATACATTGCGCTTAAAGTAAAGCGCAGACTGATGCCAGGACGTTTGCCGGGCAGCTCTTGCCAGACCGTACCAGTCCACCGGGGGTTCATACCACCGCCCGTTATCAGCACAGTACATATTGTCCAGCAGGTCATGCCCGGTCAGGCGATAAGGACCATCAAATGTGAATGCACTGAGCGATGATTCTTTCCTGAGCGCATCAGCGAGATCAATGCGTGAACTCATGCGCACTTTTTTATTTTTTCTGCTCATCAGAACTCCATAACCGTGAAACGCTCGTTTTCTCCTTCGCCGCCAATCGGTTCATTAATGACAGCAAGCATGGTTGCCCACGCAAGGTAGCCGTGGCTGATCCCCCTCGCGCGGTCCGTTTCGTAAGTGATAAAGCCGCCCGGTGTTTTCACCTTACGCACGGCGTTAAAGGCCGCGACCAGCTCGCGTTCGGCGCGATCGTATTCCCACCGCCCGGCACGCATTATTTGCAGCATTTTCAGTACCAGCGACCGTTTTGATGACAGCGTGAAGGTGTACGGAATAGCAGCAGGGAAAAACCGTTTCACTATCTGATAAACGGCATCCCCGTGCCCGCCAGTCGCATCAATGCCGATGTGTTCCACGTTGTAGCGACACGTGAACTCTTCAATGACTCTGGCCTGTTCTTCAAACTCCAGCCCCTGAACGCGTCGCGTCTCCACCGTTCGAAAACGGCCACCAGGAACAGCCGGAGGAACCACCACGGACACAGCGCCGCTGTCGCCGTTTCCACTGCTGCCGTTTGCGTCATACCCAATCCATACCGGACGATTCCCCATCGGGCGGGGAGCAAAAGGTTTCCAGTCTTTCCAGTCGTCGTATCCATCAACACCGCAGCCAATCAGGATATTCAGGTTAAATGCCGATTCCCCTTCGCGGACAAACTCACACATATAGAGATTGCGGAACTCGTCTTCGGTGTTTTCATCACGAATTTCATCAATATCGGTGTGTTTCCAGCCGTGATTAACCACATCTTCCAGCGTGACAATTTGCCGCCACGTCCGGTCGGGGCAGATAAGCCCGTTATGCAGCGTTTTCCAGTCCACAGAAAAACGCTGGCGTTTATGCGCGGCCTTTTTCTCGTTCCAGCGGTCGCCGTTCCAGTAGACGTATGCCTCGTGCGTTTCGGTGGATGGCGTGGAGAAGTAGGTGCGTCGCAGCCCGCTGAGGGTTGCCATAGCGCCAGCCACCTTGCGCAGTTCAGCAAAGCGACTGACCCAGAAAAATTCATCAAAATAAAAATTGCCTGTGTAGGACTGTGCCGTCGCAGCAGAAGTACCGAGAAAATGCAGTTCTGCGCCGTTGGAGAGGATGATTTTATCGCCCCCTTTCAGCTCCACATCAACTTCAGCCGCGGCCTTCTGAATAATGCTTTTAAACTGGAACGCCTGACGACGCGACGCAGACAAAAAAATCTGGTTACGCTGGTAAGGTTGTGCCACATCGTCACGCAGCGCCATCAGCAGTGCTTCCTGTGCAAAATACCAGGTCGCCCCAATCTGTCGGGATTTCAGGATCATCCTGTTACGTATCCCGGCTTCACTGCAAAGGGTCAGGGAGTCAAACCAGCCCCGCTGATGCCACTCCAGCCTGCTGATGATTTTTTCCCGCAGTGCGGCAATCTGCTCCGGCGTGAAATGATTTTTGAGTTTTTTCGCCCGGCCTTTCTTTCCTGTGGCCGTCGCATCCGGCTGGCCATCATGCAGTTTTTTAAGCTGCCGGGTCAGCAGGTCTATTTCCTTAAAGTCACCGCCTGTTTTATTCTGTTTTTCAGTAAGCTGGATGAGGCGCGCATCGATGGACTGCGTGACACGCTGCACGGGTGGCGTTTCATCCCACTGGTCGCGTTTTTTCCACGCATAAATCGTGTTCGGGTTTATTCCCATCAGACGTGATATTTCTGCGGGTGGATAACCCTGCCAGTAAAGTTGCCGCGCACGCTGGCGCACAAAAGCGTCCTGAATCATTGCTCCCCCTGAGTAATTACAGGAAGATTACCCGCGCGCGAAACCGTTCTCCTTAACCCCCTGTTCTGGCCGTTTTCTTACAACAAAAGCCCTTTGTATCAGCCTGTTACGCTTTGCCATCATGACTGAAGAACCAGTCAGAGGGGCAAAAACTATGGCTAATGAAAAAAAGACATCCCGCAAAAAGTTTCGCGTGGCTGTCTCCGGATCAACTGTTGATGGCCGTGAAATCAGTCCGGTACATCTGCGTGAAGCTGCCGAGAACTTCAACCCGGATGTTTACGCTGCCCGCGTGAACGTTGAGCACTATCTCTCGCCATGCCCGTCAAGCGAATTTTCCGCAATGGGCGATGTCACCGCGCTGAGTACGGAAGATATTACGGAAGGCCCGCTGGCCGGACGTACTGCGCTGTATGCAGAAATCGAACCGACCGAGCGCATGAAGCAGCTTGTCGCTGACGGCAAGAAAATCTATTCCAGTATCGAACTGCACCCGCAGTTCTCCGTTAACGGGCGCGCCTATCTGGTCGGGCTGGCGATGACCGACACCCCGGCAAGCCTGGGCACTGAGCGCCTGAAATTCACGGCACAGCAACGTCAGGCAGTGATGACGTTCAACAGTATCCAGGGTGAAGCACCGCTTATCTCCGAAGCCATCGAGTCTGAAATCATCGAAATGGCAGAACAACGCCAGGAAGAAGGCACCCAGTGGTTTAACCGCGTAATGGGGATTATTGGTCGTGGCCGCAAAGCGGATGACGCCAGTTTCTCCCGCATTCAGGAAGCGGTGGAAGGCGTCGCAACGTCACAGGCCGACATTATCGACCGTTTTAATGCACTGGAAACCCGCCATCAGCAGGACAGCCAGAAAATCACTTCACTGACCACAGAGCTGGCAGCACTGAAGGAAAAACTGCGCACGCAGGACGGCGATCCGCAGAACCGGTTCACCGCAACGGGCGCAGCTTCCGACCAGCTGGCTGACTTCTGATAAGACAAAGGAGCAAATTTTTTATGAATCTGGTGATGTCAGATATTACCCGCAACAAGCTGGGTTGCTATATGGCGCAGCAGGCGTCGCTTAACAATATTCCGGTTTCCGCACTGGTATCGCGATTTACCGTGGAACCCTCGGTACAGCAGCGTTTTGAAAACGCCTCAAAGGAAAGCACCGAATTTACAAAAAGAATTAACGTGATCGGCGTGACCGACCAGAAAGGCGAAAAAATCCTCCTGGATACCACCGGGCCGATTGCGCGCACGAATACCAGTTATGACGGCACAAAACGCCGTAACCCGAATAACGTGGTTGATCTGAAAAACCGCAAATACCAGTGCGAACAGGTGAACTACGACACGTTTATTTCATATCCGCAGCTTGATGCCTGGGCGGCACACCCTGATTTTCAGTCCCGCATCAGCGCACAGATTGCCCGACAGGTGGCACTTGACCGCATCATGATCGGTTTCAACGGCACGTCTCACGCGGATGAGTCCAACTTCAGCACCAACAAGCTGCTTCAGGACGTTAACGTGGGATGGCTGGAGCACATCAGAACCGACGCCAGCGAACGCGTTATGAATGACGTGACGCTGACCTCCCGCAACATGGACAACACCGTGGCGCACGCGGGTAAGTATGCGAACGCTGATGCACTGGTACAGGACGCGCGTTCATCCCTGCTGGATGAATGGCACAAGGAAGCTGACGACCTTGTGGTGATTATGGGGCGCAACCTGTTTAACTCGCTGCGTCTGCCCGTGCTGAACAGCATCAGCGGCCAGAATCCCAATGCGGAATTACTTGCCGGGCAGCTCATCCTGTCATCGCGCACCATTGGCGGGCTGGGCGTGTTCCTTGCGCCGTTCTTCCCGGATGCAACGATGCTGATCACCTCGTTCAACAACCTGTCGATTTACTGGCAGAAAGGTTCAATGCGTCGCCTGATGAAAGACGAGCCGGAATACAACCGCATCGCCACCTACCAGTCCATCAATGACGCTTATGTCGTTGAAGACTATGGCAAGTGCGCGATGGTCACTGGCCTGAAGTTCGCCGACAGCTAATCAACTCACGGCGGGCATCATGCCCGCCAGTAACGGAGAGAACAAATGATTACTCCTGCACAGCAACACTGGCAGAACGTGATGGCACAGCGCGCAGGCCGGGCGAATGAAGGCGTGGACCACGCCGCGCGTACCGCGCATGAAGAGGTGCTGTATCGTCTGCGTCTGGCACAGGCCCGGCTTAAGGGCGTACAGGCCAGAAGCGCGAAAGCCGCCATCAAAAAAGAGTTGTTGCCGGATTTTTCCGGCTGGATTGAGGGAACGCTGGAGGCTGACGGCGGGCAGCAGGATGAAGTGATTGCCACGCTGATGGTGTGGGCGATTGACTGTGGCGATCTTCCGCTTGCGCTGCGTATCGGCGCGTATGTGGTCCGTCACAACCTCATCATGCCGGATAACTTTGGCCGTACTGCTGCCACGGTACTGACCGAAGAAATCTGCAACCCGGTACTGACGCAGGCCGGGACGGATGCCGACGCGGATTTATCCGCCTTTATCGAACCACTGGACACCCTCCGGGAGATTGTCACCGACCAGGACATGCCGGACGAAGTGCGCGCCAAATTATGCAAGGCGTGCGCCTTTGCCCGTCGTGGTCTGAGCGATGCAGACAACATGGCCTTATCACTGAAGCTGCTGCGCGAAGCAATGCACCTGAACCCGAACGCAGGTGTGAAACGCGAGATTGCAACCCTTTCCCGCGCCCTGAAAAAAGCCGATTCAGCAGCCGCACCAGAAGACGCCAGCACACAGCAGACGCAGGACGAAAGCAGCAAAAGTAAAAAGACAACGCGGAAGCCTGCAACACGAAAAACCACCGCGACGCAGAAGGCGAAGCGCGGTTAACGACTGACCCCGTCAGCGGGCGGCGTGCGCGGTGTTCCGGTTTGACTCCGTGACCGTTTACACCGCGCACCCACCGCCCGATTTTTTCAGGAGTGAACCCCATGAGTATGGTTGCCAGAACTGAACCAGGACCCGCAGAGGACGACATCACCGATACCGATGATGGCGACACTCGCATTTCAGCAGGTGCATTCTGGCCGGATATTGTGCTGCGCGAGCTGCGTCTGGCGGTACGACTGCCGGGCCGCGTGACCACCTCCCGCCTGCTGCATACTGCCACCGGGGCCGTGGCTCACGTTACCCGCGAGCTGGAAGCATGGCAGCAGGAACAGCAGGCGGCTGGCCATCAGACGCTGGCCGATGTTCCGGCACCCGTAATTAACGGAGAAAGCGTCAATCTCTGGCACTGGCGCAATGCTGTTTATACCGCCACACGCGCCCTGATTCTGGAGCGTTACCGCGATGCGGACACAACGGACAAGGGCGACCGCCGGGCGGACGCACTGGATATACAGACATCGGATTTGTGGCGCGATGTGAGCTGGGCCATCTCTGACATTCTGTGCCGCCCGCGAATCTTTGCGGAGTTGTGCTGATGAAAGTGAAGGCACTGGAAGGCGACACCGTGGATTCGCTCTGTTTCCGGTACTACGGCACGACGCAGGGCGTCACCGAAAAGGTGCTGGATGCCAACCCCGGACTCTGCCGACAGGTATTTCTGGAAGCCGGACAGGAGGTGAAAATGCCGGAGCCGGAGAAGAAAAAACAACGAGAGATGATACAGCTATGGTAACAGGTTTTTTTCAGCGGGTGAGTGACTGGATCACCTTCTGGGCATCAGTCACAGCCACCACAATAGGCGTGATGACCATCAGTGAAAAAATAGCCCTTGCCGGGTTGTTACTCGGTTCTCTGTCTGCATTACATGCCTGGCGACATCGCCGCCTGATGGAAACCGCCATGCAGCGTCGCAATGAACTCATCGCCAGTATCCTGGCGCAGTCAGACGCACAGCCACTTCACGACAGTGAGCGTCAGGCTCTGAACATTCTGCGGGATAACGATACACATGATAAAGCTGCCCGTTAAACGTTACGCCGTAGCCGCCATTGTGGCGCTGGGGTTCTCCATTGCCCCTCACAAACTCCGGACCAGCCCGGAAGCGCAAATCCGCATTGCCACATGGGAGGACTGTCGCGCAACGCCTTACCGGGATATTGCCGGGGTAATGACCGTGGGGTGCGGCTCGACCGGGCATGTGGAAAATCGTCTGTACACCGAAACGGAAGTCGCCGGGCGCTGGGTTAATGATATGCAACATGCAGAAAACTGCATAAATCAGAACTTCAGCGGCAACGCCATGCCACAGTCCGCGTTTGAGGCAATGACAGATGCCGCCTTTAATCTTGGATGCAGAAATCTTATGTGGTTCAGGGATAAGAACCGTAACTACCACCGCACCACTATCTGGAAACATGCACAGGCGCACAACTGGCCTGACATGTGCAACAGACTGACTGACTTCGTGAACAGCGGCGGCGAACGCTCACAGGGACTGGTTAACCGTCGTACTGATTTTCGTGCATGGTGCTTACGTGACACCGGAGGCCAGTCATGAAAGTGCGTTACATCCTGATGATGGCACTGACCGTCCTCACGCTGCTGACCATAACACTCTGGCAGACATTCAGACTGGGGCAGGAAGACGGACACAACCGTTATACACAGGCGCAACTGGACGATTACAGCCGGACCCTGAAAGAGGCCGGCACCATCATCAGCACCGCATCCGGTGTACTGCGTGACGTCATGACAGCGCGCCAGAACCGACAACAGGAAGGGGAAATCCGACGTGAACAGCTACGCAACGATATCACGACAGATGCATGTGCCCGCGCTGTTCCTGACGCTCGCTTTACTGAGCGGTTGCACCAGCACGCAGAACGCGTCCGCGCCGCCGCCGTCGTTCCGTTTCATCCCGGAAGGGCTGACCGCCCCCGTACTTCCCCCGCCGTTTCCGGTGACGCCATCATGGGGAAACATCGGGATATGGAGCGACAGCCTCATGGACGCACTGGAAACCTGTAACGCCGATAAGCGGGCCATTGAATTACTGGAACAACGCAGGCTGCAACGACTGAACAACGAGGAAAACAACCATGCTGAAAACTGATTCCCTGCGTGAAGCCATGACCCGTTCATGCCGGTGGTGTCATGCCAACCCGGAAAAATTCACCATTTTCGTGGAGAGCGGCAACATTGAAACGACCGGAGAAACCCCATCGTTTGTTTACCGCTATCAGATAGTGATGTTTGTCATGGATTACGCCGGAGAGCTGGACGACCTCACGCTGCCGCTGCTGGCGTGGTTATCCGAAAATCAGCCACAGTTGTTGCTCAATCCGGAGCGTAATCAGGACATCAAATTTTCCGCCGTTATCAATGACGATGACAGCGCCGATCTCCTGTTTACGCTCCCCCTGCGGGAACGCGTTCGCATCACGCGCAGCAGTCAGGGCACACCGCAGGCAGAACACCTGCCGGAGCCAAAACCCCGCCTGCCCTCTTCCGAAGGCGACTGGTCGCATGTATTCCAGGATGTGACGTGGGGGGAAAGCGATGGATAAGGCATTCACCCGCGTGGATGAAACCTTTGAGGCTATCCGCGACAGCCTGAATCAGCAGGCCATTAATAACATCGCCAGAAAGCTGGCACAGGATTTACGCCGCGCCCAGCAGGCGCGTATCCGGTCACAGAAAGCGCCGGACGGGACCGCATGGACACCACGCAGACGCCGCGTAACCCGGATACAGGAGCGCATTCGCTTTATCTGGAATAACGAAGCACGCACGCTGAAAAACTGGCATCACGACACGGGGAAATACGGGCGAACCATCACCGGGTGGGATGAGGATAAAAACAATATCCGCACGTTTTACCGGGATGACATCGACCGTTTTCTGGAAATACGCACCCGGCGCATCAACCAGGACAGCACAAAGCGCGTCTCCATGTTCGTAAAACTGCGCACCGCCCGCTACCTGAAAGCCCGTGCAGATGCTTCCGGTGTGACGGTGGGTTACAGCGGCGTGGCCGCACGTATTGCACGCGTTCATCAGTTCGGTGAGCGCGATCAGGTTGCGCCGGGCATTTTCACCGATTACCCGGTACGTGAGCTGCTGGGTATCAGCCAGGCAGATGAGCGCCTGATTTATAACACGGTGCTGGGCCGGATTGCGGAGGCTGTACGATGAGCGCAGAACTCATGCGACTGCTGAGCAATATCATCCGCACCGGGATTATCTCTGAAGTTGATGAGGAATCCTGGTGCGTGCGCGTTCGCAGCGGCGAACTGGAAACAGGCTGGCTGCGCTGGAACACCACGCGCGCGGGAGACTTCAACGTGTGGTTTCCGCCATCACCAGGCGAACAGGTGGCAATTGCCTGCATCGGCGGCAACCCGGAAACCGCCATGATAATCGGCAGCCTGTGGAGTGATGCCATTCCGGCACCCGGCAAAAGCCTGAAAGAAATCGTGGTCAGCGCGCCGGACGGCGCGGTGTTCCGCTACGACGCGGACGCAGGCGCACTGAGCGCAAGCGGCATGAAAACGGCCACTTTGCAGGCATCCATCAGCGTGACACTGAACACGCCTGTCGTGGAATGCACAGACCTTCTGAGAACAGCGACGCTTGACGTCACAAAAGGGGGAACGATGAGCGGCAATATCACGCACAGCGGCGGCGATTTCACCTCAAACGGCATCACAGTGCATACGCATAAGCACGGTGGCGTTAAAGGTGGCAGCGATTCGACAGGAGGCCCGCAGTGACAACCCGCTACACAGGAATGAACCCGGACGGGACGGGAAACCTGAACGATATGGAGCACCTGAAACAGTCAGTCAGGGATATCCTGACCACCCCGCTGGCAAGCCGGGTTATGCGACGGGAATATGGCAGCCTTGTGCCTGATTTGATTGACGAACCCATGAATAACACCACGCGTCTGCAATGCATGAGTGCTGCCGTGATTGCGCTGACACGATGGGAACCCCGCATTGCCCTGGATGCCATCGACGTTGTCTGGAAAGCGGGAGGCCGCGCCGGGGTGACGCTGTCGGGCACTGTCATGCAGACCATGCAGAATGTTGAATTAACCATCACGCTGAGGGAGTAAATCATGCCCGCCGTTGACCTTTCACAGTTACCGGACCCCGCCATCATCGCGGAGCCTGACTTTGAGGCAATTCTGGCTGACACAAAGGCCATGATGATTGCGTCCTATCCCGCCGAACAGCGTGAAGCCGTTTCCGCCGCGCTGGAGCTGGAATCGGAACCCCTTAACGTTATCGCTCAAACCATGTCGTTTCGTGAAATGCTGTTACGCCAGCGGGTCAATGAGGGTGCACGCGCCTGCATGCTAAGCCACAGCGCCGGGACAGACCTGGACAACCTCGCGGGCAATATGAACACAAAGCGCCTGGTTATCACTCCGGCAACGGATACCACCGACGCAGTGATGGAAAGTGACACCTCGCTGAGACTACGGGCGCAACGGGCATATGACGGTCTGAGTGTTGCTGGCCCGTCAGGTGCATACGAGTATTTTGCACGCAGCGCCAGCGGTCTGGTGCGTGATGCGCGGGCCATCAGCCCGTCTCCGGCCAACGTGACGGTTTCCATCCTGTCCACTGAGGGCGACGGCACAGCAACGGAGGCGTTGCTTAATACCGTTCGCGCCGTTCTGAATGCAGAGGATACCCGCCCGGTGGCCGACCGCCTGACCGTACAGAGTGCCAGAATCGTGACATGGCGGCTGAATGCAAAACTGTACTTTTACCCCGGCCCGGAATCCGAACCTATTCTGGCTGCGGCGGAATCGTCGTTCAGGAAGTGGCTGGCTGAGCAGGGGCTTATCGGTCAGGACGTGGCGTTGTCCGCCATTGCTGCCGCACTGCATGTGCACGGTGTGCAACGCGTGGAGATAATCGAACCCACACAGAATATGGCCATCAGCGACATACAGGCGGCGCGCTGTGAGTCATTCACCATCAGCGAAGGTGGACGCAATGAGTAATTCGTTGTTACCACCATCAGCCAGCAATTTCATGCGTTGTGCCGAAGCCGTCGGAACACGCATTACAGACATTCCGGTAGACCTCAACACGCTGTGGTCGCCGGACACCTGCCCGGTGCATCTGCTGCCTTATCTCGCCTGGGCGTTTTCCGTTGACCGCTGGGATCGCAACTGGCCGGAAGAGACAAAGCGACAGGTTATTCGTGATGCATGGCTGATACACCGACACAAAGGGACCATCAGCGCACTGCGCCGGGCCATTGAGCCGCTGGGATACCTCATTCGCGTGTCTGAGTGGTGGGAGTTCGGCGGAGAACCGGGAACATTTACCGTTGAAGTCGGCACGCTGGACAGTGGCGTGACGGAGGAAATGTATCTGGAAATGGAGCGGTTGATTGCTGATGCCCGTCCGGTCAGCCGCCACATGACAGGGCTGAATATCATTCAGGAAATTCCGGGGGATATTTTCGCAGCGGCGGCAACTTATGACGGTGAAGTTATTACCATTTATCCGGACGATTAAGCATGAGTACCACAACACGTAAATTTAAAACCGTTATCACCGATACGGGTGCCAAAAAATTAGCTCAGGCAGCCGCGCCAGATGGTAAGCCTGTCCGCCTGACTCATATGGCCGTGGGCGACGGTGGCGGCACGCTGCCCACACCAGACAGTAAGCAGACCCGTCTGGTGCATGAGGTGTGGCGACACACTGTTAATCGCGTCATCCTGGACGCAACACATCAGAACCGCATTATTGCGGAGCTGGTTATTCCTCCTGAAACGGGCGGATTCTGGATCCGGGAAATTGGTGTATTTGATGAGCACGGCGATTTAATCGCGGTGGGCAATACTGCCGAAAGTTACAAACCAGCCGTTGCCGAGGGGTCCGGACGTGCACAAACATTTCGCACCATTCTGACCGTATCCAGCACTGCCACCGTGGCGCTTACCGTGGATAACACCATGGTGATGGCCACAGTGGATTACGTGGATGACAAACTGAAAGAGCCTGAACAGTCACGACGTCACCCGGATGCCTCGCTGACCGCAAAAGGCTTTGTTCAACTCAGTAGCGCCACCAACAGCACGTCTGAAGCACTGGCCGCAACGCCGAAAGCGGTCAAGGCAGCCTATGACCTTGCTAACGGGAAATATACCGCACAGGACGCCACTACAGCGCGGAAAGGACTTGTCCAGCTCAGTAGCGCCACCAACAGCGATTCAGAAACGCTGGCGGCAACACCAATGGCGGTAAAGGCAGCATATGACCTTGCTAACGGGAAATATACTGCGCAGGATGCCACCACAGCGCGGAAAGGCCTTGTCCAGCTCAGTAGCGCCACCAACAGCACGTCTGAAACGCTGGCGGCAACACCAAAGTCGGTAAAGGCAGCCTATGACCTTGCTAACGGGAAATATACCGCTCAGGACGCTACGACAGCACAAAAAGGAATTGTCCAGCTCAGTAGTGCAACCAACAGCGCATCTGAAACGCTTGCTGCGACACCGAAAGCTGTGAAAGCAGCTAATGACAATGCGAATGGTCGGGTACCTTCTGCCCGTAAGGTGAATGGTAAGGCGCTTTCAGCGGATATAACACTGACACCGAAAGATATTGGTACGCTTAACTCAACAACAATGTCATTCAGAGGTGGTGCTGGTTGGTTCAAATTAGCAACGGTAACCATGCCACAGGCGAGTTCTGTTGTTTCAATTACGTTGATTGGTGGCGCTGGATATAACGTCGGTTCACCTCAACAGGCAGGTATATCTGAAATTGTTTTGCGTGCAGGTAATGGTAATCCGAAGGGGATTACTGGTGCTTTATGGCAGCGCACATCGGCAGGGTTTACAAATTTTGCCTGGGTCAATACATCTGGTGATACTTACGATATTTACGTTGCAATCGGAAATTATGCGACTGGTGTAAATATTCAATGGGATTATACCAGTAATGCCAGCGTAACGATTCATCCGTCACCAGCATATTCTGCTAATAAGCCGGAAGGGTTAACGGACGGTACAGTTTATTCACTCTATACGCCATCAGAGCAGTTTTATCCGCCTGGCGCACCAATCCCGTGGCCATCGGATACCGTTCCGTCTGGTTATGCCCTGATGCAGGGGCAGACTTTTGACAAATCTGCCTACCCGAAACTTGCAGTCGCTTATCCGTCAGGCGTGATCCCTGATATGCGTGGCTGGACGATTAAGGGCAAACCTGCCAGTGGTCGGGCCGTATTGTCTCAGGAACAGGACGGCATTAAATCGCACACCCACAGCGCCAGCGCATCCAGTACGGATTTGGGGACGAAAACCACATCGTCGTTTGATTACGGAACTAAATCCACAAATAACACCGGAGCACATACACACAACTTTGCTTACAACAATACTTCAGCATACGCAGAAACTCCCGGTACCGGTGGTGGAATGCATGCAACTAACACAAGCAAGACAGCAAGTAATCGCGTATTAAGCGCAGGAGCTCATACTCACACAGTAGCAATAGGTGCGCATACACATACGCTCGCTATTGGTTCGCACACACACCATTACCATTGCCGCTTATGGCAACGCGGAAAACACCGTAAAAAACATCGCATTTAACTATATTGTGAGGCTTGCATAATGGCATTCAGAATGAGTGAACAACCACGAACCATAAAAATTTATAATCTGCTGGTCGGAACCAATGAATTTATTGGTGAAGGTGATGCATACATTCCACCTCATACAGGTCTGCCTGCAAATAGTACTGATATTGCTCCGCCAGATATTCCAGCTGGCTTCGTGGCTGTTTTCAACAGTGATGGGGCGTCCTGGCATCTCGTTGAAGATCATCGTGGTAAAACGGTTTATGACGTGGCTTCCGGCGACGCGTTATTTATTTCTGAACTCGGTCCGTTACCGGAAAATGTTACCTGGTTGTCGCCGGGAGGGGAATATCAGAAGTGGAACGGCACAGCCTGGGTGAAGGATACGGAAGCAGAAAAACTGTTCCGGATCCGGGAGGCAGAAGAAACAAAAAACAGCCTGATGCAGGTAGCCAGTGAGCATATTGCGCCACTTCAGGATGCTGTAGATCTGGAAATCGCAACGGAGGAAGAAATCTCGTTGCTGGAAGCCTGGAAGAAGTATCGAGTGCTGCTGAACCGTGTTGATACATCAAGAGCACCGGATATTGAGTGGCCAGCTTCCCCAGTGGAATCAAGGAGTAAACAAGCATAAAGGCTTTCATTTCAAACCATTGTAGTCCAGTTTTTTGTATAGTACCCTGCTCATTTCGGATGACATGTGTGATTTGGAATTTCAGGGTACCATTATGAATGTTATTTCATCATTAAAACAGCTTAACAGACAGCGAAATATTAAAACAAAAAAGATAAAGACGAAGGCCAGACTGGCATTTCTAAAAATGCGATACAGAAGGAAAACATCATTACAGCCGGATAGTTATAAAACAGTGTGCATTTTCATGCACATGCAAGCCATTGGTGACGGCATCGTTACCTCAGGGTTTATTAAACAACTTCAAAAATCCGGTATGGTGGTATATGTGATAGCACCTTCAAGAGTATCATTCCTCTTTACTGATATTGTTGGCGTGGATGCCTTTATATCTTACGAGAAAAATAAATTTAACGAACTAAAAGCAAAGATAAAAAAACTGAATGTAGATCTTGTTGTTGACTTCTCAAATTTTGATAACACAGCGATAACCAGATTGCAAACCCTACATTTACTTAGACCTAAACACTCTATCTGTTTTAATCATCCTGCCGTAACTATTTTTGATACAAATATAATCGATAATCGTTCCATTCACACATCTGAAAGAATGAAAAAAGTTTTATCTTTACTAAAGATAAAAAATAATAATTATGCTGCAGCGCTTAATTTTGACAACAAAATATATGAACCAGCAAATATTGTTGCAAATGAATTCAGGAAGAAAAACAAAAAATTAGTTATATTTAACCCTTATGGCTCTCAGAATAGCAGAACCTTATCTGATGAACAGATAAACAAAGTACTAGCTTACCTTAATAACCTTAAGGGATATCACACAATAGTTTTTAATATGGGAAAACAGATTAATCACAATGGATTGGATAATGTGTCTCTATCTCCATTTTCTGATGCCGGATGTTCATTTGCATTGGTTCGCCATGCTGATTTTGTTATAACTGTAGATACTGCCATTGTACATTTAGCCAGTGCATTAAACATTAGACAATACTGTATATATAATAACAGAATGCATGAAGGAAAATTCGAAAATAATATTGTGTGGGGGCCAAACAGCAAATTAGCGACTCAACTCACCACATCCGAACATCTAAGGTCTGAAGGGGGCGACGATATGCATAAATTCGACATAATGATCTTAATTAATGCTATCAAACAAGATTTGACAAACGATATACCGAATTACCACTCGGATTTAGGTTGTAAAAATAGATCCAGAAACCCAGAATTAGAAAGTAGCAATTCTTTATAAAGTAGAAACCTCAACAGTTTTATCAGGACCTACGATATATTATATAACAACAAGCCGCCCATTACCCAATATGAGGGTATTAGCGGCAATGTAAAATCAGAACAGTCCTTTAACTGAACTGGCCGCGCTGTTAAGGGATGATGTGACCTTATCTTTGAAGCCGGACAGCATATCACTGAACGATGAGGATTGCAGACGCTCCCGCAAATCCTCATCACAGCGTTCAAGGGTCAGTGAAAATTCTATCTTTTTCGCCTTACCGTAGCGATCAAACTCGGAACGGGTCGTATTCGTTTCAGTCAGTACATACATGCCGTAAATCTGCCCGACACCATCAATCAGAGGCCAGGGGCGTCCTGTATATGCCTGTGTGGTCAGCAACGAAAGCGACACTTCGCCACCTGTAATTTCAGGATAAAGCACGCCGGAAAGCACGATGCGATCATCACCTGCGCCGATATACTGCCAGCTTGCTGAACGGTTAACGCGTTCATTTTTCACATGCCGCCAGCTTTTGTTTTGCTGTAACTGCTGATGCGGCAATGTGCGCAGCTCAAAAACAAACATGCCGTAGATCATCATCATGGCCATGACTCCTCAATCTTTATCGTAAAAACTGCCACGTCCGGCACGGTCGCGTCGTTCCAATTCTGCCCTGACCATTTCACCGACCAGTTTCGCCAGTTCGCGGGGATTCTGTGTAACAACGTTATGCAGATGAACATGAATTTCACCGCCAAATCCGGAGGCAACAGGCTCCCGGTTACGGGAAGTTACAGGAACTGATGCCACTGGAGATCGTATAGCCTCCGCCACCGGGCGGGAGCTGGCCGCAACAACAGGGACCAGCGCCGGAGGCAGCGGAGCCGGGACCACGGGTGTGATATTAATTGCGGGGGCAGGCTTACTGACCTGCGCAATCTTCCGCTCCTGCCACTCCCCACGAACAGCAAGTGCGCGGGGCAGGTTCTTAAAGACAATATCGCCGGGGCCAATGCGTTTTTTCGTCTCATCAACCAGCTTACCTGTGTTATCAGCAATTTTGCTGAGCCTGCGTAGCGTTCCGGTGTTGCTGTCTGTGAGCGGTTTATTGTCTTTGGGTTTATCACCTCCGGTGCCATTGCCATTTTCCACAGGCTTCGGCGGATTGATTTTCGCCAGGTCACCCTGAAGCAAGGCAACCTTGTCCTGAAGAATGGCCGCACGCTGTGCGTCTTCAATTTTCTTTCTCGCCCTTTCCGCTTCATCCGGAAGGACACCGAGTTTTTCAAGTATCCACGCCAGCGTATCCAGTAACATTTTTGCAGGCGTCAGAACAAGCTGTAACGCACCACCAAGAACGTTACCGAATACCTCGCCAGCACTGGTGCATTTATCCAGCGTTTCCTTGCTGGACTCCATCGGTGACAGCAGCGATTTAAACCAGTTAAACACCTGGCTGATCCCGCTTCCGATTGCGTTAAAAACAGGGCCAAACCGTTCAAAGGTTTCGCGCAACGGGGCCAGTCGCTCCATAATCCCACTGAACACCCCGGCATAAAACGCCTTGATGGGTTCCCAGTATTTCCAGATGAGAACCGCCGCAGCGACAAACGCTGCAGCAATCAACCCGACCGGACTGAACAGCGCCCGATAGCGCCTCCCAATAAAGAAACGGAACCCGTCACCATTCCCCATAGTGCTGGCAGGACCCTGACAGCATTCATTGATCCGGTCAGGAGAGAAAAACCAAGACGCAGTTTTGCCAGCGGGCCAGCAAGCACACCAATAGCCAGCGACAACGAGCCAACCGTTGCAGTCATTGCCAGCAACGCACCGCCTGCTATCAGTAGCTGGCGCGTCAGTGCGGGATGGGCCTGCGCCAGCGCCGTCACCTTTGAGACCACTCGCGTGAGCCACTGCGTGACAGAACGCAGCGGACCGTCAATCAGATCTGCAATGCGGATGCGCAACCCTTCCCATGCACTGCTGAGTGATTTCAGATCGCCGTCAAGGTTGTTGGCCATAACCTTTGCCGTGCGTTCAGCCTCACCGCGCGCGCCTTCAAGTTCTTTTCTCAGTTTGGGCAGGGAGCCGTCACCTGCCGCATCAACGAGGGCCATAAATGATGTGAAAGCCTCTTCTCCGGCAATGTCCTTAAAGAACGATACCCGGTCAACTTCCCCGTATTTGCGGGTGGCTTTATAAAGATCGGCCAGCACATCCTCCATCGGGCGCATTTTGCCGTTCGCGTCAGAAACAGCCACACCAAGCTCCTTCAGCGCCTCTGCTGCCGCCTTTGGCGGTGATGCCAGACGAGCCAGGCTGGCACGCATTGCCGTCCCAGCATCACTCCCTCTGATACCCATATTCGCCAACACGCCAGCCATCGCTGCGGCCTGCTCCAGCGATATTCCCAGCTTACCCGCTACCGGACCTGCATATTTCATGGTTTCGCCCAGTGCGCGAAGGTCAGTGTTGGTACGGGTAAACGCTGCGGTGAGTGTGTCACCGACCCGGTCCATCTGGTCAGCAGAAAGGCCGAACTGCGTCAGGATATTTGAGCCAATATCCGCCGTCTCGCCGAGATCCATACCGCCAGCCGTTGCCATGCTCAGCACGCCGGGAAGCGCAGCCTGAATGGCCTGCGGTGTGAAGCCAGCCATTGCAAGAAATGCCTGCCCACTGGCGGCATCGCCTGCAGTGAACTGCGTTTCAGAGCCAAGTTTTAACGCCTGTTCACGCAGCGCCTTAAACTGCGGGCTGTTCTGGTCGATTCGCGTCAGTGCCTGAACGCAGGACATCTCTTTCCCGAACCCGATCGCAGGCTGCAAAAAACGCCCGGCAGCATAGCTGCCAGCCGCTGCCGCACCAATTGCCAGCGCACCACCTGTTTTCAGTTTTCCCGCGGTTTCCTGCGCGCGCGAATACCGCTCACGCGCACGTGTTACACGCGCAAGCGCCTGCCGTTCGCGTTCAAGCTGGTTGTTGTACTGTTCGGTGCGTCTGATGGCCTGCTGGATGGTGTTATCGCTGCCTGTCAGGGAAATGCCGTGGCGTTTCAGCTCTCCGCCAAGCTCCCGCATTTTCTGAATTTCCCGTGTGCGCGATTCATTCAGGCGTTCAAGCCGGGTGCTTAACTGCTGCATCAGCTTTTGTTGCTTTTCGCTGAGCACTGTACCCGTGCGTTGTAACTGATTAAGGGCGTTAAGCTGGCGTCGTGCTTTCACGATACCCGCATCCGCTTTACTGACAGCGTCGCGGGCGCGCTCAAATGAACGCGCCTGACGCTCGAGATTTTTGATCGCCCCCTGCGTTCGCTGGATGGAGTCACCAAACTGCCCCATCAGGCGGCGGGCGTTTTCGGCAGGCCGGGTCAGCCTGTCAACGGCGCTGAAAGCGACCCGGATATCAAGAGTCTTCATTGTCTGCATTCCCGCTGCGAAGTGCCGCCCGCTCACGCCAGCTAACCACTTCGCCGGGCGTCATCATGAAGATTTCGGCGGGCGACCAGTTAAAAATGGCGGCAATATCTGCCACAAAGTCTTCTATGTGCTCAAAGCACACAACCGTGATCAGGCTTCCGTCGCCTGTTCGTTCTTCCCGCCAGAGTCCGCACCGCTCAAAAAATTTACGGCAACCACACATAACTGAATAAAGTCACGGGATGCCATTTTTTTGATCGTCACTTCATCCAGTCGCGGTGATGTCACGCGTGACAGCAGCGTAAACATGGATTCCGCTTTCAGATTCAGCACATCAGACAGCGACAAATCTCGCAGAGATCCAGCCTGCTCAATAGCCCCGGTGATCTCCACATACGTGATTTTTTCGCCGCTTCGCTCAATTGGTTGGGTAAGTTTTACGCCACGCTCACTGGTTTCTTTCACAGTGTCAGTAACTACCGTGTTTTCGGTATCGATGTTTTTCGTCTCTTTCATCAGGAAACTCCTTTCAGTCAGAGGCGACGCACTGCGCCGCCTGCATATTACTTATCAGCCAAGCCCAAGCGCGGAACGGATGCGATCGGGCACAATGTCCTTGCCGTCCTTCCGGTAAATGAAGTTCAGCAGGTCAATCTCCCACAACGGGCGATCGTTAACACTCAGCTTGTAGTAGGTGTTTTTAATGGCGTAAGTGTGTGATGTGGCTTCGCCCTGTTTGGCTTCCCCCATATCAATTTCCGTCACACGTCCGCGCATTTCGACTTCATACAGGTCGCTTTCTGCATCGGTGTAGTATTCACCCGCAAAACGCAGCAGCGTGCCGTCAATCGTGCCGCCATACTTAAGGAACAGCTCACGAACTGCGCCCCCCATGACAAAGCTCGCATCAAGCGCAGAGTCGTCCAGACCGAGATCAATACTTACCGCCCCCATCATGCCACCACCCCGGTAGCTGTCGGTTTTGCGCGTCAGCTTAGGCAGAGTGACGGACGTCACCTTACCCACTTCGTTTTCACCATCCACAAACAGCGTAAAAAAGCGAAGATGTTTTGGCACAGCCATCAGGCACCTCCCAGCACCGCAAATGCGGGTTCAAAGTATTCATCAGTAAACGTCTGGTAAAGCTCCATGTCTTCCAGTGGCGGAACGGGCGTATATTTGTAGCGAATACGCACACGCCCCTGACGTAAATCCGTTGTGCTGTTATCCACCACGTCATACCAGCACTCCGCGCCAATCAGTTTCCCGGCAGTCACCAGTGAATCCAGTTTTGCCCTGATGGCACTGATAACATCCTTCACGTTCGCAGGCGTCAGTGGACTGTCGATGGTTTCAAACTGCGCTTCCGCAATTGAATCAGCCAGCACCTGTGCGGTTCGGGTATACACCTCAAAGATGTAGGCGTTCGTTTCCGGTGTGCGGTTGCCCCAGAAGCGGAACCCGTTGCGACGAATAATGGTCGTGATTTCTTTGTTGTTGAGGCTGTTGGCATCACTGTCTTCGGCCTGCAACGACCAGAACACATGCCTGGACATCCCCAGCACATTTTTAACCGGAACGTTGGACAGCGATTTGTGCCAGCCCTGTTCATGGTCAATGTACGCACGAAGGCCGCACGCATAGGCAGGCGCGGGGAACGTTTCGTTTTTGCCACTTTTCGGGTTGTAGGCGATGAAGTCCGGCCATAAGAGCATCACCTCACGTTCGTTGAATTTCTGGCGGTAGGTAATCGCCTCAGCCATCGTGTTACAGCCGTGACATGAGGCATACACAAACGCGCGAAGTTTACCCGCAATCACGCACAGGGATTTTGTCACCGCCTCCGTGTCCAGCTCCGGCGCGGCCAGAATACGCGGACGGTATCCGATGCTTTCATCCTGCTCTGCAACAAGCAGCGCATACATCCCGTATAGCTGCCGTCAGATTCAGAACCACCGATAACCAGTTGATCCTGCGTTTTTCCGTCTTCTTCTTTGTGTTCAGCCACGCGAACGACGATCACCTTTGTGCTCACCTGGTCTGCGATGGCCTTAAGCGCACGATAAAGCGTCCCCGTTGTTCCGCATTTTCCCAGCACGTCATTGACGCGGGTCAGCAGTGTGGGCTTGTTCAGCGGGAACAGCTCCGCGTCCGCATCATCCGCCGTTGCCACGATACCGATAACACTGGAATCAACATCATTAATCGCTGTTACCAGGTCGGTACTTTCCGTAACACGGGCACCATGAAAACGAGTTTCACTCATAGCTTCAGCCCCTTGTATCCGTTAAATGATTCGGCAACAATCATCACCCACCACGCGCGTAATCTCACCCTGCGCCGTTCTCCCGCCACGGCGACAACAAAAAGCAGTAACCCCTCCGCACGCACATGCGACCATGCCGCACAGGGAGGGAACAGATGACCGACACCACCATGCAATTGCTCAGTCAGGGCACAGACCCGTGAAAATGCCGGATTTTGATATTCTCGCGGAGGGTAAAACGCTGTCAGGCGTGGCAGAGTGCCTGATGAGCCTGTCACTGACCGACAACCGGGGATTTGAGGCGGACCAGCTCACCATCACGCTGGATGATGCGGATGGTCAGTTGCAGCTACCGCCACGGGGCGCGCGCCTGACGGTTCTCATTGGCTGGAAAGGAGAACCGCTGACAGAAAAAGGCACTTACATTGTTGATGAAATCGCTCACGAAGGACCGCCGGACAGGCTGACTGTTTCAGCCAGAAGCGCAGATTTTCGGGATGAATTTAACGTTAAACGTGAGGTGTCCTGGCATGATGTGACCGTTGAGCGTGTGGTATCCGCCATCGCTCATCGGTATGGCCTGAAACCGCAAATCAGCGAAATGCTGATGGATATCGAAATCGACCACGCCGACCAGACCGAAGAAAGCGACATGTCCTTCCTTACGCGCATGGCGGAAATGCTGGGCGCAATCACCACGGTAAAAAGCGGTAATCTGTTATTCATCATGCCCGGCGGTGGCGTGAACGCGCAGGGCCAGCCGTTGCCATCGTTTGCCATCACACGCAGCAGTGGCGATCGCCATCAGTTCCGCATTGCTGACCGCGAGGCGTATACGGGTGTACGCGCCTACTGGCTTGATCTTAATTACGGGAAAAAGAAAAAAGTCAGCGTGAAACGCCGCAAACCGCCAAAACCCAAAAAGGAGAAAAGCAGCAGCCGCGAAGGTGACTATATGGAAGGTGCGGAAGGCAACGTATTTGTGTTACGCAAAACTTATCAGAACGAGCAGGCAGCAAGACGCGCAGCGGCGGCAAAGTGGCAGCAGCTACAACGCGGAGCCGCATCATTTTCCATCACGCTGGCACGTGGACGCGCAGAACTCTACCCCGAAATGCATGGCACGGTAACAGGATTTAAAAGCGAGATTGATAATCAGGACTGGATTATTGCAAAAGCCGAGCACACCATTGATAACAGCGGCTTTACCACGCAGCTTGAGCTTGAGGCAAAAATCCCGGAATGGATAGCGGAAACAGAGTGAGCAACTTAGAATAGCGGCAGCACCACGTTAAGGGAGGTCGCTATGTTCCGTTGTCCGCTTTGTGGCGCATCTGCCCGTATCCGCACCAGTCGTCCGGAAAATGATTCAAACACCGTGCGGCAAAAGTATTACCAGTGTAACAATCTGGAATGCGGCGTATGCTTCTCAACACTGGAAGCTTTCCATAAATTCACATCAAAACACGCCTCCGGCGTTCACTCTTCAGAAGGTATCCCGTGGCATGATCTGCCAGCTTCACACAGGGGAAACAATCAGATGAGTTTGCCTTTATCTCAGAATTAACAGGCAGAATTGCCGGAATAACAAAAAAGCGATAGATTACGCGCGGGTGCCTTTCGGCTGATGGTCGGAGGGAATACCCGAAGGCCAGATGTGGAAAGGCCCCGGAAAACATTTTTGTTTAACCGAGGCCCTAACACTTCTTACCTTCGCAAGTAGAAGGTTAGCGCCTCTCCTCTCAGGAGACAAGCGTTATGACGCAAATTCCGTTAAAAACCCTGTTACTTTGCATAACTGCGGTAGCGATAATCTGGATCCTCCACACATCACCGTGCGAGTTACGATTCAGGTTTGCTGGCACGGAAATTGCGGCATTCTTACTATGTAATAAGTAAGATAACCGCGGCGGGGGAGTAATCCCCCGTCAATCGGTTGCTAAGGTTGGTCGAAACGGCACCCTATCTCACAGACATGAACAACAAACCCGCAGCGTAAAAACTGCGGGTTTTCTTTTTGGTGCCCTCACAAATGAGGGCACCATACATAAGCAATAGGCATAACAGATCGATGCAATAAATCCGATCGATAAAAACGATCGATTTGTTATCATATCGGCAGCAGTAACCACACAAGAGGTGCCGCAAATGACGCAAAATGTACGATGCAAAAATTGCAACAAACTACTTGCCCGCGCCTCATTTCACTACATTGAAATAAAATGTCCGCGCTGCAAAACACTTAACCAGATAACGAGAGCCATCGAGCACCCCACACACATGAGGAGTTATGACCGTGGGGATCGCAATCCAGCACCAACCAGCACATACACCGGAACACACTAAGGTTTATCAGACTGACAATGCCATGCTCTGTCGTGGGAATGCGCTGGAAATATTGCCGCTGATTGAGCCAGAAAGCATTGATGCCTTAATCACTGACCCGCCTTACAGTTCGGGGGCGACACACAAGGCCGGACGCACCAACTAGGGCAGCCATGCAAAATATCTAAACGGCGAGAACCTTCACCGCTTTGATGGGTTCGCGGGTGAAAACATGGACGCCCGTTCGTGGGCTTACTGGACACAATTATGGATGGCACAGGCACACCGCGCAGTCAGGCCGGGCGGTTATGCCTTGGTATTTACTGACTGGCGACAACTACCAGCTTTAACCGATGCGTTTCAGGCCAGTGGCTTTACATGGCGCGGCATTATTGCGTGGAACAAAGGGAGGGGGTCACGAACACCACATACCGGGTATTTCCGGCATCAGTGCGAATACATCGTCTGGGGCAGCAAAGGCCATTTAGATAAATCGCCTTCGGGACCGTTCGACGGCTGCATGACGTTCCCGGTTATCCCGTCAAAGAAAATGCACCCGACCGGAAAACCAGAAGAACTAATGGCGGAACTGGTCAGGACTGTGAATAGTGGCGGAACAGTCCTTGATCCTTTTATGGGGTCAGGGACAACGGGGGTGGCTGCACTGAAAGCAGGACGCAAATTTATTGGTATAGAAACCAGTGATCATTATTTTGATGTAGCAACACAACGGCTCAAAACGGCGATCGAACCATAAGACAAAGCCCGCAATGTTGCGGGCTTACTCTACCTCTCGAAAATGTGGTCACTGCGTGGACATACGCTGATACAAATCCTTTTATATCAATAAATTAAATCTTTGTTTTTTTCATCAACAAGGATTTTCACGTTTGTGTTACCTGTATGAGACGAGAGTTAACCGGACAAGTGTGCCATAATCTCGCGGCCAGGCATACTTGCGAAGATTTCAGGTATAAGGATACGTAATGATACAACCTATTTCCGGCCCTCCTCCTGGGCAGCCACCAGGTCAGGGAGATAACCTACCGTCTGGCGCGGGCAATCAGCCTTTATCCAGTCAGCAACGTACTTCGCTGGAAAGCTTAATGACGAAAGTGACCTCACTGACGCAACAACAAAGAGCAGAACTGTGGGCGGGTATCAGGCACGATATTGGTCTGTCGGGAGATTCACCGCTGCTTTCGCGTCACTTCCCTGCCGCTGAGCATAATCTGGCGCAACGTCTGCTGGCCGCGCAAAAAAGCCATTCTGCCCGCCAGCTTTTAGCGCAATTAGGGGAGTATTTACGTCTGGGGAATAATCGTCAGGCGGTCACGGATTATATCCGTCATAACTTTGGTCAGACGCCGCTGAATCAGCTCTCACCGGAGCAATTAAAAACCATTCTCACCCTGTTGCAGGAAGGGAAGATGGTTATTCCGCAACCACAGCAGCGCGAGGCGACCGACCGTCCTTTATTACCGGCGGAGCACAATGCGCTAAAACAGCTGGTGACCAAACTTGCGGCGGCAACGGGGGAACCCAGCAAACAGATCTGGCAATCGATGCTGGAACTTTCCGGGGTGAAAGATGGCGAGTTAATTCCAGCGAAACTGTTTAACCATCTGGTGACCTGGCTACAGGCGCGTCAGACGCTAAGCCAGCAAAATACGCCAACGCTGGAATCACTACAGATGGCGCTAAAACAACCTTTAGATGCCAGTGAACTGGCGGCGTTATCGGCATATATCCAGCAAAAATATGGCCTTTCTGCGCAATCATCGCTTTCTTCTGCCCAGGCCGAGGATATTCTTAATCAGCTTTATCAACGGCGGGTTAAAGGGATTGATCCGCGTGATATGCAACCGCTGCTTAATCCTTTTCCACCGATGATGGACACGTTGCAAAATATGGCAACGCGTCCCGCGCTGTGGATACTGTTAGTCGCGATTATCCTGATGCTGGTCTGGCTGGTTCGTTAA